ATGATCGATTTTTCTTCTTTGCAGATACCGAATTACAATAATGTGGATATAAAAAAATTTGCAGATAATATTATTGAAGAATTCGGGACAGAATTGCCAATTGAAATTGATCTTATTATCGAAAAAAAATTCGAAATAGATCTAATTCCTATTAATGGCCTAAAACAAATTTCATCAACCGATGCTTATCTATCAAGGAATCTAAAAGAAATAGGTTTTGATCCTGAGGTAACTAACAAGAGAATTCGATTCTCACTTGCTCATGAATTAGGCCATTTTGTTATGCACAGAGATATTATCTCAAGCATTCGTATAAATGATTATACTGAATGGAAATCCACTTTAAAAGAAATTCCCGGTTGGTTTTGGGGCAAAATTGAAAAGCAAGCCAATCAGTTTGCCGGATTTCTTTTAGCTCCACGTGACTTAATAATTCAAACAATAAGTGATTATTTGTCGATCATTCGTGAAGCTTATAAAATTATCCCTAATGATATCGAGTCTATTCAGCAATATCTTGCAATACCTCTTTCAAAAAGGTTTTTAATTTCAGAAGAAGCAATGAGAATAAGGTTAATAAATGAGGGAATTAATCCTTATGAGTATATATAAAAAAGCCGAAGTAGGTGGGCTACTTCGGCGGTAAAATTTTCCAACAAACTAAATCACGATTTGCTGTTGGATCCTCCAGTGATGGTTACTAACATAGTAGCTTGAGAGGAAAAAAGCAAGTCATTTATTCACCTTGTGTATAATAAGGAAAATAAAATGACACAAAAAAAGCCTCCAGGTACTAATATCATTTATAGAAGGTACCGTAGGACACGAAATGGCAAAATCCTTGATGCCTATGATTATGGATATAAGGGTTGGCCAATTACTGTAAAAAGGTCCTAAAATCGTAAGCCCACCAACCGGTGGGCTTTTTATTTCAATTTTGTAAAAAAAGATTATTAAACGGCATTTAATCACTTCTCAAATTTTAATTTATTAACGAGTTTAAGAATATCATCTACGTATACACACCTTGCCAAGCCAAAATTTAAATTAACTGAATCCTTTTCAAATTTTAGTTCCATAGGATTTGGTTGTGTGAGGATGTTATCAAGGGTTAAACCATAATGACCCGTTATCATCCCAACAAGTTTAGGAGGAGTCCATTCTAAGGAACCAGGTTTTGCACCAAGAATTATTTTTTGGAAAATTGGACTGCCACTATTTCCCCCAAATGAAAATGCATCTAATAAATACTCATTAGAATTTTTTGAGAGCCATGCAATAGAGCCAGAACGGATTAATGGCTCAACCAACATCGCTGTACCTATTCCAAATGGAAACCCAATAAAGTAAACTTCATCTCCAAGCGATAAATCTTTTCGATAGGAATATTGACTTTTAGGTATCCCAAGCATATTTGTGACTTTATAAACACTTTTTAGTGTATCAATCTTTTCCTCAACTTGGAAATTCCTTAAATAAAATGCCGCAATATCCAAAGTAGTGTCTTGAACGAATAATTTTGAACCATCTACATTATATAAATCAACAATGAAAATAACGTTGCCTTGGGAAACAATAGATTTCTCCTTTTCGAAAATAATGGATGGAGTATTTTTTTCTTTGAAATATTTTATAATAGCAGAATCAGCATTAACTCTAACAAAAAATTGTTTGTGTTTCCTAATTAAATGCGAACAGGTAACGACAATAAATGATCCACTATTATTATAATCATATAATAAAAATCCAGTGCCGTGAGGTTTCAATGATTCATTTTCAATTAAAACCGTTGTTTGGATACTCTGTGGATTAATCCATTGAGCAAAATAGATTTTTTGAGGTAACAATATTAAAAATACCACAAACAATAATTTGGTTTTCATATTAACCTGTTTTAATGGTATAACATATATTTATACTGATTCACTCCGACAACCAATTTGTATGCAATCGAGATTTATTTTCTCTATACATTCAATCCAAGAAATCACTCAATATTCTAATATGACTAGTTTATTGTTATGTAGTTTTCCTTAAAATCGATATGTTGTTTTTTGATCTGTTAGGTAGAAAAGAGAATCACAAGATGTTGCGTAATAGAAGATGAAGTGTGAATTACTACCTGTAAACGGATAAGCGGGGGAAGTATTCTGCATTAAATACCCCTCTATATTGCTGAAGCAATTTATATTTTCAACTCAATAAAGGCAAGAGAGAATTAATAAAACAATTGAATAAGAACAACGAAATTTTGATATTTTTTCCACTTAGAATAAAAGCTTTTCCTAAATGTTTTTGCAAGTATTTTATTGGCTAGGATTTGTGAATTAAACCTCATCATATACTTCATCTTTATCGAGGAAACCAAATTCCTCAATTTTAGGAAGTATTTTCTTAGCAAGATCATCATTTGCAGAATTAATTTCTTTAAGTTCTGTAAGACCGATATTGTGTTCTGTTAAACATCTTCTAATTTGATACCAGCCGGCATCCCAAGTGTCAATTTTCCATTTATTGGTTGCCATTTGGTTAAGGTTAGAATAAAACAGTTTATAAACCACTTTTGCTTTTTCAATTACTGCTTTCGCTTCGGCTGAAAGCTCGTTTTTCATTAGCCAATCGGCAACAAATCTATCTTCATCTTTTGATAATTGAACTTTAAAATCCGACTCTTTTATTTCCCATTCCTTTATTTCTTCTATTTGAAAAGGAAAGAAATTGTTTTTGATTTGGTATGTCTTGCCTAAATATTGAACATTCTTTAACGCAGTTGTTTGATTTGAAATTGAAAACAAACTCCAAACAACACAGTCGTTTAAAAATTCTTTGCTCGGTTCGGTATGCGGTATTAAAAATTGGTTTCTGTCATTTAACCAATTTGGTTTGGGAATTTTCTTAACTGCATGCAATGTAAGAGATTTTTCAAAATTACTTTCAAGAACAGTAAAAGCTCCTGCACTTGCATTGGGTGAAGAGAGGATTACTATATATTTAGCATGCTGGAAATCGTTCCCATTACTACATATTGATGCTAAAAAATCGGGACGTGCACGGTGTCTTGTATCTGTGTTTTTTTCTTTTACAGTAATCCCGTTGCTTAAAGGTGGTAAAATGTAATCTTTGGAATTTGGCGGTCTAAGGAACCAATTATTGAGAACATCTTTTTTATTAATTAACCGTAAATACTTAACACCGATTGTTTTTGCATCATCATTTGAGATATCAATCTCAAGTGTCTTTTTGTCATTTTTCTTTGATAAGTCCCAAATTAAAAATGCAATTGGAAAATCTCCTGTTACACCATGAAAACATTTTGAATGAAACAAGAATCCCTTTTTATAATTATAATTAAAATACTTCGATCGATAAGCAACACTATCTGGAGCATTCAAATATTTCAATGTTGAAAACATACCTAAATATGTTTTTGTTGGAAGTTCATTTACAATTCTGAACATAAACTGAGCAAATAACTCACGTTTTGCATGACCAATACTCAATTTGTCCATTTGCATTTCAATCTTAGTCTTACTTACACCTTTCTTTGAACTTCCGTCAGATTTAGCATCCTGTGCTGTAGCAAACGGAGGATTAATATATACGACCCAGGTAATTGATGGATCAGCCAAATCTTCTCTTAATTTTTTTGGCATTTTCCAAGAGGGTTCAAATGGTAGCGCGTCCTTATTGAAAATGAATTCTATATCATCATTTAAGTAATCATACTGGAAACAGGTTGCATCCGGGAATACTTTTTTTAAATGGTCAGCTTCGCTTGCGTGTAGTGTTGATAAATATAGGTTCTTGTAAGAAGCTGCTGGCAAATGGTATTCAAGATTTCCAGTACCGGCAGCCATGTCCCAAATTCTATATTTATTTGATTTATACCAATTTTTACCAAGGACATCATTCAAATACTTAATTGCTTTTTGGCAAAAAATTAAAGGTGTGTAAAATTCACCTTCAAATCTTCTCTGGCTTTCATCAGTAAGCCGGTCTAATTTTGCGTGAATACCATTGATAGTTTCAGATTCAGACACATATTCATATATACCCCAAAAGTAATCATAGTCTTTCATTAAGACTTTTTGAGTTTTAGAGTTTCTATCTTCGAATGTGAACACAACTCTGCTATTATCTTTATCTATAATTACTCGATCAGTTTGAATATTTGCAAGGAAATAGTAAGAATCTTTGTAACCATTAATAATGTATTTACCAATGACATTTTTCCAATGGTTAAATACAGCTTCAAAGTTTTCTTCGTTAATTACTTTCTTGTCTCCAAAGTCTATTAAAATTTGGGGATTCAAAGCATTCTCAAGATTCTTTTTAAATGCTTGATGCTCTCCTTTTTGAGCAATTTTATAAATATGAATCTGGCCTGTATCAGGTTCTTTTACTAAATGATCAATAAGCATGGGATCGGGCTTGCTAGCTGGTCGTTCCCAATCATAAACATCATTCGAATAATAAGACGCCCATTTTCTGGTTTCCGTTATAGCTGCTTCATTTATATCAGCAAAACAAATGAAAAAGGGAATTGTTTTCTCAGCTTCATGATATTTCAGTCTGTGTATATAATATAAGGTCTGTGCCAGAATGGTTGCTAAAGATTTGATATTAGAAAAATTTTTATTGTGCTTAAATTCAAAGAGTACTTGAGGAGTATATAAATCGTGCTTGTCTTTCGTATCATACTTTAGTTTAAAATAGCTGGCATAAATATATTTTACAGTTTCTTCTGTTGTGGCATTGCTTAATCGGTTTTTAAACTCTTCAAAGGTCATAGTCAAATTAAATATTCAGTAAATGCACTCTTCCAAAGATACAAGGCTTTTATTAAAAATCTATAAATCTTTTCTAATAAAGTCGTGAGTGAATACACGGATCTTGACCAGTGGAAGAATAAACCATTAATCGTAAACCACCTTGTGATGGGTTTTTTTTCCCGAGTCATTTGCTTTGTATCTTGCCCTTAACCCCCATTTAAACCTATTTTAACATATCATAATTATGGCACTTATTGAAATTGTATCTTTCCGACTCCCCTACCTTTCTTGGTCACCTAATTGATTCCCATATTATTGCTAAAGGTGGAAACCACACTGAATGGGAAATTGGTATAACTGATAACCCAGAAAAATTTAAAACTGAATGTCCGGAGTGTGAAATTTTTGAAACAGCTAACAGAGGTGTTGCGATTGCAACTCAAGAATTTATGGTCCGATATAGAAAGATAAAGAGTGTTCTTGAAGTATCATCAAATGGCAGCAGATTCTTGTACGTAAGGAAAACACGGATTTAAGTTTTCGGATATTTCTCTTTTACTGCAGTTATTGTTTTCTCCCAATTATTTGTACCATTAATTCTGTCCCAATAAATCATATCCAACTGATCTGGAATAGGAGGGTATTCTTTAGCACGCAATTCCTTGTAACTTGGCTTCGGTGGATTCGCTTCACGGAATTTAATTGCGTTATACTTTTCAATAGCAAGTTCTTCTGTTGATTCAAAGAATAAATATTCGTTTTTATTTTCATCGAATATCTGAATGGCATCCCGCCCATTATTAACAACTTTATTTATTATCATTAATTACTCCTACGTTTCAAATAATGAATAACCACTACCTGCACCAACCCAAACATTTTCAGACGCATTATAAACCTGAATCTTAAAATTACCAGCCGTCCCACCAACTTCCAAGATACCAGTAAACACTATGAATCTTATATTAGTAGTAAAAGAAAAAAATGCCCCTGTAGTTCTCATTCTCTTTGTTCCAGTACTAAATGTGCTACTGACAGTTACTCCATAACTCAACCCACTAAAGACCGCACCTGATGGCAAATCAATATAAAAATATGAAGACTCGGATTGGTCGTCCACACTCATTCCGATTCTAAAAGCATATTTCTTGTTTGCTTCTATTGAGCTTGACAATCCAGTTATATCCGTTAATGCCCCACTACCACCGCTAAAATTACTCGTTAATATTTTAGATTCGGCAAATTTGCCTCCTGATGGAGGTGTTGCAAAAGTTCCGTCACCCCTTAAAAATGTGGTTGTGTTGTTTGGTAGCTTCGGGCAAAATCCGTGCTTTGTCGAGGACGCATTGTTTGTAGTAATATCACTCGTAACTAAATCCGAATCCTTTACAGTATCGAAAGCACCTTGTCCGTCAAGAAATTTTGTGTTGTCATTCGGCAATTTAGGAGTGAATCCGTGTTTTGTTGTAGAGGCATTATTATCGGTTATATCACTCAATGATAAATCTGAATCCTTTACCGTATCATAATTTCCCTGACCATCAAAAAACTTCGTAGCATCATTTGGAAGCTTGGGGGTTAAACCGTGTTTTGAAGTTGAGACGTTGTTAGTTATGTTATCAATAAGCGATGCTAAAATTGTATCAGGAGCTAATTCAGATTTTTTTGCCATTTCTGAATAGTTATTATTCGCTATCCCGATTGCAATTCTTGCTTCATCTGTTACGAGATATGGTTCACCAACAAGTAAATTACTTCCGGTTTTCTGGGTTTCGAGGTTTGCCTTTGTTGTTCTGAGAAACTTTATTGTCTTATCGCGACTCATTTATTAGAATGTACCTCCATCGATTACGTTTGCATCGATTGTTACGAAACCATTTCCAGCGTCTTTGGTCCACGACATTGATGAACCCATTCTAATCACACCGTCTGACCCGTCCGTTCCGTATAAATATCCTGCTGTTCCACCGCTAACAACCGCCACCTTTTCATCTGTGTCGCCTGCAGGGATATTCAATGCAGACTTGAAATCATTGAATGTCATCTTCTTTTCTTTTTGCGCTGCAGCTTCTGAAGCATCATGAATAATCAATAAATCTTCTGCGCCGCTGACTGAGGCCAAGGTTGCAAGATCATCAATTGCCGGAACTACCGGCTTCTTAGTTGTTGCATCGATCGCAACATGTATAGTCCCGCGATCTGTTGTGAACATCGGCTCACCGGCGTTCATTGCTGAACTTGGAAGATTAGCTTTTAATCCTCTCTTTAGTTTAATTATTTGTGCCATGGTACTTCTCCTTTTGTTTTATTAATTAAAATGTCCCGCCATCTATCTCTTTAGTAAATTTATAACCTCTATCTTGAGTTGGATCAACAATCATGAAATAATCCGGTGAACCGATCGGGAATCTAACCGGCTCTGCATTTTCATTACCAATTATCAAATCCCCTTTTGCATTAATTACAGTTTTCTCGATATACTTATCTGAATCAATTATTACATCACCTGAAATCATTTCAATGTTTATACTTTCATCGGAAGGAACTTCAAGAATAATCGGTTCCTCAACTGATGTTAGATCAATTATGTATTCAATATTTTCAGGCAAGCTTAATTCCTCGTTTTTTTACTTCCCCGGTTCCATCAAACCACAATTTAGGTTTATCATTTGAAAACAAGATTAATAGTTCCAGACTTTCATATTGACCAGGTTCGATTTCTGATTTCGATGAAGGAATATGCCAGATCATTAATCCAGAACTTTTCTCTATATCGCCGGTAGATAATTTCAATTCAAGAACACTGTCTTCCGCACTCTTGTTTGCTTTCATTTGAAGAATTATATCAGTTACATTTGCCCAATCATAATCGGCACCATTCTTCTTCACCACGAAGACTTTATCATAATGATCCCCTTGCCTAAGTATTAAATGAACAGGTACCGATTGATCAAAATTTAGAACCATTAAAACCTCTAAGAATTATTTTTTTGATTTCTTCTTAATTGCATCCGGAGTAGTTGGATCTTGAGTCTTTTCACTTAATTCAATAAAACCTTGCTTAAGGTCAATATTAAACTTTATTGATCCCTTAGTTTCAACTGAATTTCGTTTACAAAAATTTGATATAACTGTTTCAGCTTCATTTTTTAATAACATATCCTGCAGAGCCAGATTATCTCTTTGAGCCGCAATAGATTCAAGATGAAATTTTTCTTCTTTGCTGAAAAACAACCTTTTCATTTATCTCTCCTTAGTTCATCTTTATAAATACCAGGGGAAAAGCTATTCCCAGTTCATTAAGCTGAAATGTTCCGGTCAGTTTATCCTCGAATATCTTCCCTTCAAATCTGCCAGTTGATCTGACCATTTGACCATTAACATAAACCCATTCCGTATCGAACGTCATCCGAATATTATTTCTAATCCTGTCCGATATCCCGGAAACTATCTCGAATTCTACCCACCAATGAGCGAAGTCAAAACCACCGGAACCTTCGATAATTCCACCATAGACAGATCCGTTATTGTACTGAAGAATTTCAAGTAAATGCATTTCAACTAAAATGTATGGTGATGTTTCATCGATCTTTACTGATTGCCAAATTCCGTTTAATGGTTTTGTTTCAACTATAGGTTCAGCCACCTCACAACCGGCAAGGATCAATATTATGAGTAAATACTTTTTCATACTGAATTCCCTGTAACGCAACCAGTACATATCCAGTAATTACCCGTCTGCTCATATCTGAATGTTATATTATCATACTTATTCCCAAGTGTGATAGATATTCCAGGTAAAACCAAATTATCACCTCTTTCAAAAATCAAATCATAACTTGAGCTCATATTGAAAATTGTTAAATACGTTCCGTCTATAACACCTTCCTCACTGATATTAATTATTGTTCTATCTCCGGCAGCATCGATCTCAACATCATTCTTCCCCCGGCAATCAATGTAATAGTCACTTCCGCTTAATATCTGAGGTGTGACTGATTTAGGCTCTCTTACAAAATCATCACTAATTTTAATATCACCACTGAATTGATTATTACCGCTGAAAGTATTGTTTGCACTTGCACTAACTTTCCCATTTAATTGGGACTGAACACTCGAAGTTATTCCACTCAAATAACCTGAGTATGTATTTGTCCAATCAATAGAAATATTTCCATTGAAAGCATCAAAGTCACTTCCATTAAATGAAGCAACACCTTTTGTTGATCCATCTGCACCGGCATTTGGTATCGATGTTAATTTGCTCCATGATAAACTGGTCAACCAGGAAGGATTAGAATAGCTTCTTTCTGCAAAAAGGAAAGTTAGCCAGTTCCCCTCTCCTTCTGTATATATTTTGAAGACATCAGAAACAGAATTATAATAAAGACTTCCGCTCCCGGGTGAACTCGGATCTGATATTGATTCCCCTCTCCAAATAACTCCGTCTGTTATTCCATACCCGGAAAGTGTTGTTGGTTTAGAGCTGATCTTACTCCATGCCAAACTGGTAAGCCATGAAGGATTATTATATGAACCACTTGAAAGAAGATCTCCAACTGACCAGCTTCTATCAACAGATAAATCATAACTGATATTATTAATTGTTAGAGTTCTCAATGTTGAAAGACCATCAGTAATACCATATCCTGCTAATGTTGTGGGCTTTGAAGATATTTTACTCCAAGCAAGTGATGTCAACCAAGAAGGATTAGAATAACTACCTGTAGAATAAAGTCCATTTGTTACTGTAGCAGAATTTCCAGAAATCGATCCTGATATTGTATTAGCGACTGTCAAATTCTGTAATGATAACCTTGCCTGATAAGGATTATATACAAAATCGCTTTCTACCTTAAGTGAAGCATAATTATTTGCTGTCGAAGTAAATGGAACATAGAGATTGCCATTTGTATCTGAATCGATATCCGTCTGAACTTTTACAGCATTTGTAGCAATTGTTGCAGTTGCAGCGTTCCCATTTATATTACCAACTATTGTGGAGGTAAATGTTTTTATTCCGGCAATTGTTTGATCACCGGTTACATATACACCACCTGTGACCGTTGCAGAATTACCATTAATATTTCCCACAATTGTATTGGTTACAGTTAAATTTTGTATGAGAAGTCTGCCAGTAAAAGGATTAAAGAATGCATCACCTCCAACTTTAACAGATCCTTTCCCAATAGCAGTTGAACTGAGCAGTATTCTATAGGTAATATCTGAATCGGTATCATCATCAAGATCAATCGCAATCTTTTCTGCACTTCCGGATATCGAGCCAACTATCGTTTGAGTAAAAGTATTTGACCCGGTAAAACTATTATTTGAAGCAAGAAGAACATTTCTTGAATTCAGATGGATTGCCGCATCAATTGCCTCAATCAAATTTTCATTAAGAGCATCTGCCCCCGGATTTGCACCAATTGCATATTTCGGGAAATTAAAATGTGTGCTATATCCGATCGGTGCATCCCAAGACATCTCTAAACTCCATATCCAAAGTTGTAAGCAAATTGATATCCATAACCGAGTATATTCCAATGACCTTTGTAATCAACAAATCCCACAGATAATAATGTTAAGAAGCATGTGTCAAAGCGTATATCATTATTTTTATAAAATAACTGTACTGGCATAACTATAAAGAGAACATCATTTCCAAAGAGATCTTTAATAGCATCGTTATCTTTATGTGGATAGAAAACACCTAACTGCCCTCCCAAGTTGAACAGATCCCCGGGAGTTGCATAATCCACCATATCTATTTCCAATCTGAATGAAGCATGATCGCCTAAATAAATAAATTTTCTTTCGCCGTTTATTGGAGATGTATTTTCAAAAATGATTGGTGAAATAAAATCCGGGTACATAATTGCATCGTTCAATTCTATTTCATTTACTCCAATTTTTATCTTCGGATTTTGTAAACCCATTATCATACAAGACCTTTACTAATGTCCGTATATCCGGTTGATTTAACATGAATAGACAACACTTCCAGATTGATATCATCGTCCTCATAATCCAAGTTGATGTCAACAATTGCGAACTTTACAATGTTACCAGCTTCATTCTTTATTGGATAACCATCCCTGTGAGGATAAAAATCGACTAAATTCTTCCGTTGATTGTAGACTTCTAAAAACTTGTTCTTCCTATTTGTAGCATTACCATATTGAAAAAGATTTATCGGAACCTTGAATTCAGAATAGTCTCCTTTAATTATATAAGTCCTTGTTCCATCAATAGGAGAGACATTCTCAATTACATCACCCTGGCTGAACATAGTATCCAGATTCGCATAGTCAAGTAAAATTGTTGTAGCTCCATTTACCATTTTAGGAGCTTCGTTGCCAAGAATCATATAAACACTCCTTGGCGAATAATTGAGCGTTCTGTGCGAGGATCTACTAAATGTTCAGTGATATTATAAAACGAGCTCTGAAGCGGTCCCTCGACTGATTCCTCCCTTTCTTTGTTTCTTATTGAATCGATAAGTCTCGACCAATTAACTAAGTTAGTGACCCGGACATAATAACCAGCAGTTGAATCGCTTGGTAGAATATTTCCTGCACTCAAGGTTTTATCCTGATAGAAAATCACTAAATTATTAATCCACTCAGCTCTTTCGCCGGATCCTTTAACTACTGAGAACTCTCCTAAAGAATAAGGTGTCTGTTGATAATAATACTGTCTAACACTTCTTTGAATTGAGAATTGGTAGTCACTTGATTTAGCCTCGTGAGTTTTTTCCTCAAATTTGTATTTATCCGGTCCCGATAAATAGTACATCTCGCTAGTTGAAGAATGTGAAGAAGGTCTTCTTGTTAGTACATACACATCATTCTCAAATCTTACTGAAACCAGGAAGATTCCCGCGAGGAAATTGAACAGCTTGAAAAACTTTATTTGCTTTGCTTTACAGGAATATCCAGAAATATTATCTGCAGATATCTTAACATGATCCATTGCAAAATCCTGGTTTAATGCATAAAGCATAGCTTCACAAATTCTATAATCACGCAGGTAATATGAATAACCTAAATAGTTCTCGACCAGATTATTGCTATTAGTTGTATATAAATCGGAAGCATCAACAGGCAAACCCGCAACTGTCATAAGTGTTTCTAATAACCATGGAACAGATACGTTTGAATATCCTTCGTTGTCAGGATTCAATTTCTTGTAAGGATCTATTGTATTCATCAATGCTGAATTAAGGGTTGCATAGTCAATAGTGAAGTCATCTAAATCTATTAGTGAATTGCTCACTTCAAACACCCAACTTCTATTATCAATACTGTGATATTTTTTCTTTCTCGTTCCTAAGAACCGTGACACATTATTAATATAGAATTTGAATTTATTAGCATATATCAAAGCTGTCTGATCAAACGTGTTAAGAATAGAGATATCCAAACCTTTTGCATTTGGAGATCCGTCATTATTCCGGCTCGTTATTGGAAATTTCGTTTGGTTACTTACAAAGCTCGATGCATCGACCCAACCACTATCTCCATAACCAGTATCATAAAATATTTTTAGAGCAAACGAATTAGGCAAGTTTCACCCCCTCTTTTAATAATCTATGCTCTGCAGGATTAGTTATATCCTGAACTAATCCTGTTGGAGAAATGGGATTAAATACCATCGCCTCAAATCGTTTATTAATAAGATTTTTATTCAGCTTTTTCATTTCACGATATTGATTATTAAGCAAGGGTATTAATGCCGACATATCAGCATTGTAATTATGGGTCTGTCTTGCCGGTGTTACGTGCAATGTTTCTCCAGATTCAACTCTTACTAATGCGCTATCATTCGGGAACCCAGGTGGAACTACGAATGAACCACCCCGGGCTGCTTTTGGAAGAGGAGCGTAAGAAAGATTTCCTCCAACATTTGTTACAGATCCTCCCTTGTGCAATCCGAATAAACCTATTACACTTGTAACAATACTCAGTATTCCGCTCTCAGTTGATTTCTCACCACTACCCACTTTATCAAGGATATCCATTATTCTAAGTGCAGCTTGTAAAGCTTGATTCATATAATTAATGAATTTATCCCCGGCTTTCCCGAAGGCTTTTTCCAATTCATTCCCGAATTGAGAAGCTGTATTCATCATATCTTCACGAAGTCTTTGCTGTAGATCTACTCTTTTCAATTCACCCTCAAGAAACGCATCTTCAATACGTTCTACCCAATCAAGGATTTCATTCCCATAATCACTTGATATTGTTGGTAAGAATCCATCCTCAAAAAAGCTTTCTCTTTCTTCCATCAATCTTTGTAATTGGATATTAATCCAATGCTGAGTTTCAATTTCACTTAATCCGGCCGCTTGCATTTCTCTACCCTGTCTAATCAACTGTTCCGATTTCCAGTTATAGTAATTTTCATCAAGGAACTTTACATCTTCGTAATATTTCTCAATCAGTTCATAATAGGTTTGATATGCAGAAGATATTTCGGAGGTCAATTCACTATTCAATTGATTAATTCGATTATTCTTTTTCCCATCCTCATAAATAATTATATCAGTAATACCTTCCCATATTTTAGCTATGTCGCTAAACAAACTTTCTGCATTGGTAGTGATCTTCTTAAATCCCTCACTAACTATTCCTGGTATCAGAGCAAACTTCCCGGTGAATACTGCAACCAGAGAAGCGCCGATAGTCCCAAGAAGTGTCCCGATATGCATTAAAACTGTTTTCACCACAATAAAAACAGATCCAACGATTCTTCCGGCGACAGCAACACCTTTGAAAAATCCATCAGCTTTTTCACCTTCCTCGACTACTCCACTTAAAGCATCTACCAACTTTTCAAGAGTCGGTAAAAGTGCTTTTCCTATACCTTCCTCAATATCTTTTACACGATTTTTCATTTGTTCTAATCGTCCTGCAAAAGTCTTGGCTTGGGCTTGAGCCATACCACCATAAAGATTTGCAACTCCCTCTGTAATCTGCTTTAGTCTATTTGTTGAACCCGCTGCGCTTTCTGCTTCAATTCCATAGCGAGCCAAGGCATTTGTAGAAGAACCAAAACTTTTGGCTATTAAATCGGCTGCATTATTCAGATCCATGCCTTTTGCAGATGCAAGATCAAGTGTAGCTTCGGTTAATTTCTTAATCTGTTCTTCATCTTTTGTAAATGCGGCAATACGAGCCTGGGCACTTATAATTGAATCATCTTCATATACTGTTAGTTTTTGAAGGGCTACCGCTTGATCTAATAAAGCTTGAGATGTAAAACCTAATTGCTGTCTTAATGATACCTCGGCTTTTTCGGCTTCCATAGCGCCAGAAATTGCTCTCTTAAAGAAATTTGCTACAACCGTTGCAGCTCCTGCAAGTGCTAAAAATTTGGTGAATTTCTGAGAAAAAGACTTCCCCATACTCTCAGCTTGGTTATCCATCTTTGAACGAAGATCCTTCACCTCTTTTTCCAACTGATCAGTTTTCGTTTTGATCAGTACATATATTTCACCAAGTTTTTCAGCTGCGTTATCAGCCATTTTTTAACAATCCCTTTTTGCGGAAATAGGCAATTCGCTTTCTATGAACAGATAATTGATCATCACTATTTTCAATGTTGTATTCAGAGCCTCTCAATAGTTTTGCAATTTCAATGGATTCTTCAACTAATTCCCGGTATTCACTTAGCGGTCTAACTTCTTCATCACCAAATTTTATATTATTGAAATATCTGATCAGAGCATTTGCTCGAGTTCTGCTAATTCCTCTATGTACTTTTTTTTTTCTTTAAGGATTGAGAAATATTCTGTAAACGAGATCTCCCCGAGTCGGTATCTCAAATAATGATATTGTTCAGTATCATCAAGCTTTTCCAACTCATATACTTTCTTAACCAGAGAGAATATCTCAAGCTCACTTAAATTCCTAATCAGTTTTTTTAATGAATATTTTCTGCGGTATCTCCATTTCAAGAAAGGATTTTTCTTATTTATCCAGGTCTGCTTAATCGAATCATAAATTATTGCACACAAAGAAGCAGTAAATTCAGTTCCTTTCATTCTTTTCAATGAAGATTCAAGAACGCTTACATCAAAAGCATCCCTTTCGGAAAGGAGTAGATCCTCCCCGAATAGTTTTATCTTTTCAGATAATCGCATTAAACTCCGCCAGCTCCTTTAGCTTCGGTGAATGTACCAGTGATCTTTCCGGAATATTTCATCACATCCACTCCATCAATTTTACCTGCATAATCCTTTGAGAAAAGAATCAAGTTCCCTGCATAGCTGTTATATGCTCCAGCCGGATCCTTAACCTTGAATGTTGCTGCTTTTGATGTATTCAAAGCCAAATCATCAGTATTTGCTTCTTTATAAAGGGAGAAAGAAAAACTGACAACCCGCTTTCCACCAGTAAATTCACTTTCCCCGGCGGTTGTATTTAAAGTAGTTACATCATGCTCGGTATGAGCAACATTCATTGAGATATCAAAGATTCCTATGGGAGTGGAATCGATTAACAATTCTCCATGATCAAATAATTGAGGCATTTTTATTCTCCTTATCTTTGTAAACGAATTTTGTATTCTACTATTGCCCGGTCTGTTTCATTAAACAGACTATCCCTGGTTGCCTGCCAGCGGACACTGATCACTTTATAACCGGGAACACTCAATGAACTTTCACAATCATCAAATGCAGATCTATGTTTTTTAATAATGTCTTCAAGATCGCTTCTATTTGGAGCATAGTAGGTAAACTCCAAATACTTACTTTCAATCCTGACATTTTTATTATCCCGAACATCCGGACGATCTGTCAACTCCTGAAATACACAAACAATTGATTCTGATACTCCCTCAGGTATTTCACGATAAAAAACATTACCCAGATCAGCTTCATTGGAATATGGACGTAATCCTTCAATCTCAGTCGTTAAAAAGTCATAAATAGCTTCTCTCAAATCGGTATCCATCATTCCGCTCCAAGGATCTGCTTAATTCCGTTCTGTGATTCATCAAACCCGGTTCTCATTATAGGTCTTGGTTTCATTCCCCTGGTAAAATGCCACACGTTATTTTCATCTTTCCAGAACCAGGGAGTTTGTCTGCCATTTCCACTCTCAGCATATTGTCCGGTCCCAAACTCAATGAATGGTGAATGTCCTGCAGTATTTGCTACCACACCAACTATCTCTCCATCCATTTCAATGACATCATGCACGAAGCTGTTAAGATATTGCCCTTTGTCTACTGCTTTTAATTCTGATCCAACATGACCGGCTGTAATTAATTTCATATTTCCGGTAGTAAATTCACACGCAATAACCATTCGAGCTGTAAGCTTTTTCTTGAGATTATTAATTACGATATCATCAAACCACTGATTCTCGGGCATTAGAACACCTTGAACTTAACAGCGAGAAACACCAATACCACTAAACTGATAAAGATTATTATTCCGAGTGTACCGTAACCAAATTTCTCAGCGGTAGTAGTTTCTTTTTTAATAACCAACTTTGTCGTATCTGTAATAGTTGTATCAACTTTGTGTTCGGGGATATCGAGCTCAAAAAATTTTTTCTTAGGATAGTATTTTATACTCACTTTCACTTTCCCTTTTTCAGTCCTTATTTCTTTTTGACCTTCAACTCGAGCAGAATCAGGAAGAGTTTCAAAGATTATATCTAATGAATCAATAATCGGTTTGGGAAATTCTTTATATGAAGCCGGGATAGAATCTTTTATGTCCGGAATTGTTATTTCAATTTTCCGGTCTTTAATTATGGTTTCTGATGAGGAACAACCTATCAGAAGTAATATGATCAATATGTAAAAGAGGATTCTCATTTTACCAGAACAAACCACATAATTCTGAAATAATTTGCCGGCTGAATTGATCTGGAACGGATATACACTCCATCACCATCTGATTGAGATCCTTTAACACCCGATGAAGTATTTCCTTCGATAGTCGTTCCGTGCTGTTTTTTCCAATCTGTTAATACAAATCCGATATGACCAAAAATTGTATTCCCTTTTTCCCAACCAACGATCGAACCAGGTGGAATGGTTTTAACTCCTCTTAATACTTCACTTGCGGGAATTACATATTTGCTTCTTTTGAAATCCCTTGCAAGACCGGATCTAACTTTAGGTTCTTTAACGGCTGCAGCAGTTAAACAGTATGAGACAAATGCAGAGCACCAACTATCACCTTTCCTTCTGCCAACAGATTTCAGAAACATCTCCACTTCTGGACCATCATTCTTCCCGGTAGCTTCCGAAACACCAACAAAAGATTCGGCAATAGTTAAATGCTTTTGTCCCTCAACTGCTGAGGATAGCAGCAGCAATAATAATAGCAATGCCCAAAAGGAATAATGCATAAGCAAGGTTTTTCTCCTTCAGCTCTTTGATTGTATCGAGTTCTTTAACCGCATACTTATCGAATATCCAGAACATGAAGATCCCAAGGACTCCCTTGGCCAGACCCACAGAGAAAGTGGATAATTCAATAAGCCAGTTAAAGGTTATATAAATGAATATGATTGCGAAAAATGTTACTACCGCAATAGTCTTAAGTGCTGAGTTTTTGAAAAATTCAATCATGTTATTTCCTTCCATAAATAAATTTATCTTCAAACTTATCCAGCTTTTTATTTACGCCTTCTAATTGCTTGTTGATAGCATCCAACTGTTCAGTAAGACCCGGTACTTGATTAATGTTGATATAGTTTTCCTTCGTTTCGCTTTTATGTTCATCAATAGCTGATTTAATTTCCTTCTTGACTTCTTCCTTTGATGGTTTATCTTCAAGTGCTTTAACAGTATATCCCACATTAAAAATGACCAGGGCTACCGCTACAATTATCTGCCAGTAACTTGCTATTTTTGTTTTTGCTTTCTCCATTAAGCCCCTCAACTTAAAATAAGATCGATTTCCAAATGCTGATTCATTTGCATTGGATTTTTAATAAATGATATTTCAAAGCTGTTATCATTCGCGGGATCGATTAAAATATCTTTCTCGTCAATGCTTGAATCATATCCACAATAAAAACGGTAATTCACTTCTTTCTGTTTTTGATGATCCATGTACCTTTCACTACCACTCAATGGTCTCAACCTTCCTTTTACGTCTTTTACTTTTGCAGATTGATCTTTAAAACTTCCACCGCCTAAATTCACTTTAGTCACACGATGCAATTCTAACACCTGGTTGTAATAGTCTTCGATCACCATTTCACCTTGCGATGCTTATTCAGAATCTGTTGTGATGTTTTAGAAAATACCTCTACACTAAAAGAAGTTGAATGATCTCCAAGGCTTTCAGATTGCACTCCTTTCATTCTTTTGGGTTCAAGGTTTTTCCCCACATACTCAACAGCGACAGTGACAAATGATTTCGGAAACTTCTGGTTACCGTTTTCATCTTTGAATTGATTGTTACATTCAGTTTTGACAAAGTCTTCGAATTCAGCTATTAATGATTGAATGGAAGAATCCTTCGACTTGTCATCTGCTGAGATACCTAACCGCTGTTTGATTTCCGCAACTGATATAAACATGAATACCCCGCTTAATTATTAAACTGGGGGTTCTGCCGAAGGCATCCCTTCGGGAGAATCTACCCCGATCAATTCTTATCTTGCGAGATAAACTGTGTAAATATCTACCTTACCGGTACCTGCAGCATCAGTAGTTGTAAGAACTGCTTTGATATATCTTTTAGCATTGGTAGGAACGATATATCGAGCTAATTCTGTCCCGGCAGGGATTGTTTCAGCACCGCTTGCAGTTTTAGTATAGAGAGTAGCAAGATCAGTGAACGAGGAATTATCATCAGAGTGCTGCAGCTTTACGGTCACAACTTTTGTATCGGCTAAACCGATTTCAGCATTGACCTTTGCAACTACTTCAATGGATCCCTGAGCCTGACCAAGATATTGAAACACTCCACCGTTTCCGTCTGCTGAAGTATTCTGAGGAACGGTTTGCGCTTTGGCTAAGTAATCATCTGCAAATTTTACTTCGCCGTTGTAGTTAAGTTGATTTACTGACATGGTTTTACTCCAAACTTTATTTTTTAATGAAGCTCCCTTTTAGAGAGCTTTTCAAATTCTTATGTTGTGATACTATTCAGCATTAGCTGAATGAAACGTTCGATTCTGTACCATCCAAGAAGTTGTATGATGTGAACAATGGTACATCGTGCCAGAAATCGATTCTTCGATCAAACTTCTTCTCAAAGACGTCCATTTTCAGAGGAGTATCTTTGTATGTGTTCAAAGCACTCTTAACCTTCGGATGCATGAATAAATAGGTATTAGAGTCAGCTCTGACCATATCCAGAAGATCATCAATCTGCTCCTTGGTAGGAAGTTTTTTGGTTGAGGAAATACGATCGATATTGAAGATACCGGCAATGGTCAACGGATTAGCAATCTGGAATCCAAAATAATTCTTGAATCTTCCTGCATATCCATTAATATCTGTTTCTGCACCACCAATAGTCTTTTTGATTTTCATCAAGTTACCACCGTTCAGCCATTCAAATGGTAACAAAGCACCATCGGCAAATCCGTTGGGAGAATATAACCCGGCTGTTTCTCCAGTTGCGAAGCGGACTGCAAGAATACAATGATTAACATTGCTCGAACCACCTGCATTGATCTTCTTGCCATTTGCAATTGCCCATGCCCGGATCATGTTGTAAAGGATTGCATACTCTGCATTCATTCCGGATTGTCTTAGAATTGCAGGAGTCTTTTTAGCTGCGAAGGGATCTCTACCACCAACTAATTGAGCTTCATCCTCCCCAAACTGTATTTCACCACCCATTACGGAAAGTGATAACTGTTTGAGAATAGTATTGACCGAAACATTTGGTAGAGGTGAATCTAAATCAACGAACCCGGCACCAGTCACATTCTTGATTTCAGAATAGACATTATGCATTGCGTGCGAAGATTCCTCGAAAGGAATTATAGCTAAGATCGGGCTATTCTCAGTTACAAGATCAACCTGCTTAGGTTGTTTCTTCGCAAATAGAACTGACAATTCTTTTAATGTTGGCATTTCTTTCTCCAGACTTAATTAAACTTTATTTCCCTGCTTTGGAAGCGTAATACTCGGCTTCTGTCATTTCTGTGAAATTGTCCTGCTGATTATTCTGGTATTGAGGACCGGGACCAGTTAGTTTGACTTCGCCAAATAAATCCTTAAAGTTCTCCTGGACTGGTTTTAGTAACTCGGCAATCCCTTTTATTTCTCCATTCTCTTCAAGTTCAACCTTGTCAAGATCGAATTCCTTTTTGAGTAATGATAAATATTTAGGATTTGCTTTCGCATTGGTTAACGCTGTAGTAAGAGCTGAGTTTTTCTTTTCTTTGGATAATAATTTATCCTTTTCAGAACTCGTTGTTTTGAGCTCATTAAATTCTTTAGTGAGACTTTCAAGCTGCTTTTCAACTTCGGTTTTCCCGGTATCTTTCTGAGTCTTCAATTCATCATACTGCTTTTGAAGATTTGTAAGTTTATCGGTAACAACTTTTAATCCATTTTCGGGATCATTCAGCTTGTTGCTGATTTCATCAAAACGATGCTTAGGAATAAGCTTCCCATCATCTTCGATGAATTTTTTTGTACCGACTTTGTCAGTTACTTTTTTCAGAAGATCCGATTTTTCCTTCGGGAATAATTCGTTATAAAGATCTTCACCAAGAATTTGTTTTAACCAATCCATTTGATACTCCTTGATTTTATTTTCTGATACACTTTTTATCGCAGTCGTGTCTGCGCGCAGTCTTTCTGATATCGCTCAGAAATACCAAAGAAGCTGTGTGTTTTCCTGGTGAAAATGTAAAGGTTGGTTATTTGGTTGTCATCCTAAAAAGTTTAGGATACTTTATAGTAAGAAATCTTCTGGTAAGTAGTTTATCCCAATGCCTTTTAGAAATAAATGAATATTAATTTCTAAAAATGCTAATTTGTTTAATTCAATAGAAGCAAAAATTCCAAGTTCTTTCAAAAATAACACATCAAAATAGAGAGCAATTATTTGTCTTAACTCCGACCCCTTTTCCTTGTAGTATAAATTATCTCCTAAATTTACTTCTGCCATATAAGTAATTGAAAGGACTGACGATAGAAAGTTTGTTAAAATAAATCCTTTGTATTCACTTTTTCCAATCTCTTCCATAAAACCGTAAATCTTCTCGGGCGAATCAAACAAAAAAAGCTCAGAGGCAACATTCGGATTATCTAATAGTGTTCTAAGAATATTAAATTGTGATAATACTCTCTTATTAAATTTAGGGTCAAAGTCTGTGTAAGATCCATAAAGTTGGTAAAATACTTTATAGAATACCTCCTTTGGTGTCATGCTACGAGGATGAAATTTTTTTATCAACTTCCAAAAATCACTGCTTTCGAAGTGCATAACAAAGGCATTTCTGAATTGGAAATAATTATTAAGCTTGTTTTGTTCACTCATTATTTCGATTTGCTTTTCTGCCGCACGTGTCCTTTTGAGGGTTACATAAATCGTAAATAAGGCAAGGAATCCCGCAAACGATTTAAGCGAGAAACTATAAATCGTTAAGAAATTATCGAATCCTTCATAAGATAAATCTAAACCAAGCGAATTAACATCTGAATAAATCGAAATCAGAATGGAAGAAATTATAGTAATGAAAAAAAGTAAGGTGCTGAGACTGCTAAACAGTTTAAGGATAAAAGAATTTTTCTTCCACCCTTTATAGAAATTGAATAAAATGGTTTTCATACATAATGTAATAAATGTATTGTGTGAAGGTATAAAATGATAAAGTAATAAGCACGTTGCTACACTTCTTTTTATTTAAATAATCAATTTGTTGAGAGCATTAATCTTTATAAATTTATTAATAAAAATTGGTGAAAACTATGGATCCCAATACTATAAAAAGATTGAAAGAGATTTTAGAAGAACTAATTAAAATCGATCCAATCAAATCACTTCATTTAGAAGAACTGACAGGAGAATTCGGTTTTAAAGAGGCACAAAGAATTTTATCTTATCTTCAAATTCTCTGCAAAAAATTACTCTCATTCGACTTCATGGCAATCCCGTTATCGTTTATTGAAAATTTATCACGATCAGCTAGTAGAACCCTTCAATCTCTAAGAGAAATACAAAACTACAGAACTAATGACACGCGTAATAGGAATACACTAACCGAGGAATTTAAGAGATGCTATCACGATTTCTTACAGGATTCACTCCCAATACTTTCTTATTATACAATTGACGAACAATCAATCCAAAAATTTGAATACTTATTAAAAAGAGCTGAAGAGATTAATGCTAAAATCCATGAAAAATATGAACAGACTGAAGTTAGTGCAAATAAGATTTTAATTAATTTAGAAGAAGCTGCTCAAAAAGCTGGGATTACAAAACATTCTACAATTTTTGCGACCCAAGCTGATGAGCATAAAACTAAATCGGTTTTCTGGCTTATATCAACAATAGCCTTATCCGGTTTTATGTTGGGTATAATAATTTACATATTCAAGAATAATCCTCTTGAAGAATTATTAAAAGAACCAATCGATAATTTTCAGTTAGTGCAATTTTCCTTACTAAAAATTGTTGCCTTTTCTATTTTGTCCTACTTGCTTTTTTTATGTATTAAAAATTATAATGCACACAGGCACAATTATATAGTCAATACATTCAAAAAAAATGCACTCGCCACCTTTCAAACCTTCGTTAATTCAACAAATGATGATCATATAAAAAATACTATTTTGCTTGAAACTACACGTGCAATATTTTCACAAAGCCATAGCGGATATTTAAAACATGAATCCGAGGATTCCTCACCTAATAAAATTATTGAAATAGTAAGGGATGTTAAATCAATTGCTGGTAAGGACTAAATAATTTAACTGATTTTTCTTACTACAACTCTTTCAGTACACCTGCAATTAATATCTTCCTCAGCAATACCGCTTAATCGCGGACCATCAGTTTTTGTTCCATCAGGAAGTGTAAATTGATCATTTTCATCAGCTTGCTGTCCTTCCATTTCGATGTGAGAGTCACGTGTGCGATCATCAAAAACCGGTACCCACTCTCGGGCAACCTCAATACCTGTTTCCTTGGAATTGTCTTTGATAGATTCAAAGACTTCTTTCCTTGCCTGACTAACAGCTCTCCCGGATTCCGTTCTAACAATTCGAATTGCTTTAGATGCACCGATACTCAATTTATCCGATAATATTTTAGAGGTCTGAGCATAGCTCTTTCCCTGGATAATTCCCTGGGTAATTTCATCCCGGGTTTGCTGAATAAGTCTGGAAATATTTTTTGCAGATCTATTCCCCCAGCCAATTTTATCATAGGGATTGTTTATTGCAGCTTCAATAGTTGATTTGCTTAATGATGAAAAACCTAATTTCATCCCAATACTTGATTCGATTCCCTTCCCGGTAACATAGTATGTTTCTGAAAAAACTGATTTAATATTTTGTTTAACAACCTCAGCATCCTTCATTTTCATTTCACCAATACTCTCAGCTATCTGAGATCTTAAACTATCCAAACGGTCAATTGAGAATTTTTTATTTGCGATATCATCAGCATGCTTCTGATAAATATTCGATAATTCCTTCCGGATTTCCTCGAGAGCTATTTTGTATTGTCTTAACAGTTTTTTCTTAGAACCGTTGGTTGATGATCGCAGATATCGATCAACCTCTTTATATACCTTATCAATTTTTTTATTTATATCACCGATATTCATTCTTCATCTACAATCACTTTGTCCAGGTCTTCAATATCTTCATTTTGCTTTTTCAATCTCTCCATTTCAAGTTGCGTATCCTTTACCCAAGGATGATTTTCAAGAATTGTTTCATCAGAAATCACTCCTTTACTCCATTGTGCAATTTGAGACTTCTCGAGTTCGTTTATGATCACCGTTTTATCAAACTTAAAAGTAATCTCTTTAGGATCGATATCAATTTTCTCAGATAATTTTAGATAATAGGTAACATAGTACATTAACTCACTTAGAGCCGGTGTCCATTCGCGTATCATTGCATTTGATTTTAGATCAAGAGGAATAAGAAGTGTTCTCAATGCAACACCCGAAGGTGGATTTTTGAACATATCACTTTTCCAATTCACACCCATTCCAAAAAACCATATATCTTCCCAGAGTTTATCTTCATGCTCTTTTCTTGATTCAAATGGAATATCTCCTTTTCTACTATCTACTTCTGCACCCAGGGGAACTTTCATTGCTTTATAAGTTTTCAGGTTGCGAACAAACTCACCAAGATTAGTTTCTTCGGCTCCAAACAAAACCCAAAACAATTCTTGTATATCCCTCAGGTTATTACTGAATTGAGATCTACTGAAATCATAATTATCAATTAGGGTTTTATATAAACGAAGGTCAGGCATTTCCAATGAATTGTTCTTTAGCTTAAGAAATGGGATCCTCCCCCAGCTCCTTGCTGTTCTTACCTCAGGCGAAATAGTGTTGTATTCATAGAAATGATATTGAGGATTCTCCTTATGGTCCGGATCGAGTACATATTTCCCTGCATCTTCAATGAGGAATAAGGTTTTCTCGTGATCCCACAATTCAACTTTGTTTAATGTCTTCTTTGGAGACAACCGATCTTTCTTAACTTCTATTGGATAATATCGAATTACACCAACTCTATCTTCCTGATATTGCTGATCAAAAATTTCAATGATCTGTTGAGATGGAATAATTGTTAATCTGAACTTTCCGTCCTTGTCGATATATGGATGAAGGAATTCATTCCCTTTATTACTTGCGTTCGTTCCCCATTTCTTCATTAAAAGATCGAATCTTTCTCCAAGGATCTCATTAATACTTTTCAGATTTTTTTGTACGTCAGTTTGAATTATAATCGGATTTCCACAAATGTAATCGATCTTTTGATTTACCAGAATATGATGGAAAGCATGAACTAATTTATCATTTGAGATTAGAGGATTTATAATCGGTGTCCCATCAATAACAACCTTGTTAAATTCATGTTTAAGAATTGCATTGTTTATTTTATAGTATTCCTCTCCATCAGTCATTTCTGCTTTAGCTGTACTCTTTTTATCTTCTTTGATAATATCAGCAATGATGTCGCTTGCACTTACGTTGTTATTATGCATCAGCAAAAGGTTAGTCTGATCAGTTTGTGTTAAGTACATTTTATCCTCCAAATTCAAATTTTGTATTTAATCTTAATGTCCTGACCCAATTCCAATACACAACCGCATCACCTTTATTGGGAGAATGGCCAAGACGTTTTTTTATTTCTTCTTTCTTTTCAATACAGATCTTTCCGTTCCGGACTTCCCATTTAGGAGTAACCAGATCGGCAAATAATTCTTCATCGTTACAAAGAATTATTCTACCAATTCGGAGATCTTCCCTTAATTGCCAATACATCTGTGATCTAAGGTTATCAAAAATTTCAGTTTGGCCGGTTAAAGGAACTTGCTTTTCGGAACTGATAATATTCGAAACTCTAACACCCAATTCTTTTAAAGCATTTACGGTCCCGGCACCAACACCAATTCCATCAACACCGATCATTCTTGGTTTAATATTCTTTTCCTTCATGCGTAAATAAATATCTCTTTTACCAAGTTGATTTGCATCAGGACATTGAAAATCTTTCAGGTCAATCAAAACAGCTCCCACACCTTCAGCAATTGCTGCTTTATCTCCACTTTCACTATTGGCCACATCTACACCCAAAGCTCTATCACCTTTCATCATTTCATCACGGTCTAATTGCTCAATTCCTTTTTCACTCCTTTTTATTCCATCGCGTGAATCAATACACCATTGCATTTGAATTAAGCTATCTGAACTTTGGCCCGGTGACATTCCTCTCGCTCGGGATAAATACAAGGGGCTTTCGGAGCTACCATATCGATTAAGCATATCTGATAAACCGGCTCTACTTGTAGCGCCTGGGATAAAACTCGCATTGTTCAATACAACATTCGGATGATCAAAGGCTGAGATTCGAATATGTTTTGTTCCGGGAGTTGTACAAAATTTATGAAGGTTATCCATTTGATGATCAGGATTACCAAATGCCAATATGATATTATGAGGGGCTGTACAAGTGTTAAGAAAAGCTGTCATTATTGGTTGAGGAACACCCGGAGTTTCTTCCATAATTATCAACATGTGTTCAGCATGGAAACCTTGTGCTTTTGTTGAGGATTCTTCATCAGCTTTTATTCCTGCAATAAAACCAACCGCAACCCAATCGTCACGACCCTCATTCATTCTTAATTTGAGAGTTGTTAAGTGACCTTTCCCGAACTTACTATACAGCTTTCCTATTTCCTTCCATATATGCAGAGTCAGCTGATCTTGTTTAGGTGCAGTTGTTACAACGATTGAATTTTCATAATTCTCCAGAAACCAAAAAACAATTAGCGCACCAAGGAAAGTCTTGCCGGTTCCTGTTGCAGATTCAACACCAATTCGATTATTAGTTACTAAGTAGTCAAGAATTGTTTTTAGAGGATTAGGAGTACCATCCCATTTATGCTCGCGATACTCAGTAAGGAGTGACCAGTCGATTGATTCACGTTTAATTCCAAAACGATCGGCAATATAGTCGAGAGGATTTTGCTGATAAACACTTCGTAAAGTATCATAATCAGATTTTTCTTCTTCCTCGACCTCGTACAATTTCAGCAATGCCCTGGATTTAATTTGTGGTAATATTAAATTCATTTAGTATCTGAATTAATTCTTCTTCTGATTTAGCTTGTGCAATTTTCCTTAATTGTTCCTTGCTTAGATTATTAAAATCAATTCTTTCAAGAGCTATTTTTCCGGAATGCTCAACCTTTTCCACATATAGACCAAACAACTTCGCCCGGTCTTTCATTATTTCTAAAGCAAGTTTATAATCTTTGTATTCACCAACTTTTGTCTTCGCTAGTAGATATTCTCGATCCCGGATTTCTTTTATGAATGCTATTTCCCTTTTCTCATTTCCTATTTTCAGGATTTCCTTTCTTGCTTCATGAATATATCTTTGAGCTGTGCGAGCTGTACATTGAAGTTGTTCCTTTACGATCGATGTCAATTCTTTACTTCTTTCCCTTTTAAGATATCGACTGTTTTCAAGTAAAGTTAGAACAACAGCATCAACAGCTTGATAAAATCTAATCGTATGTTTTTTCTCTTTGGCCATGATTAGTCTTTAATCAACACCCACCCGGCAAAATTCATCCACCTCCAAAAACAATCGTAGTATTTAAAACCTGCTTTTCTAAAAAGTATTTCATTGAATTCTGCAGTAAGAGGTACCAAAACACCTTCCAGACTTAGAGCTTTCCTTTCAACCGAATCCTTTGTATAACCATTATTGATTTTCTTCTGATGGTAGTTCTTAACCATCAAATCATCTATTCGCTCAGTATTCCCGATTAACTTTTCAACGATTATAAAAGCACCACCCGGGACCAATGAATCGTATACCTGTTTAAGAATCTTTTGCCTATAATTAACCGGGATAAACATCAACGTAAGAATTGAAAATATTACTGAAGCTTTACACTTCGGGAATTCATTTCGCAGATCTGAGTTCTTTGCTTCAAGAACATTTACATTAATTAGACCCTGATACCTTTCACAGCAAGCTTCATACATTGGCACTGATTTTTCAACAAGTATAAAATGATTATATGCACCAAATGATTTTATCAGAGGATCTACTGCATCACCCTTTGATGCTCCAAGGTCAACAATATCAGTTTTATGCTGAACAAACTGCTTGGAAAGTTCTGTTACAGTTTCTCTCATTACATCATATTGCGGAATTGATCTTTCCAACATGTCTTCAAAGCATTCGGTTACTTCCTGATTAAAATTCCATTTCCCTTTTGGTTCTGTATTATCTATTTCGGTCATTTAGTAACTCCAGTTTCTAACCCTTTTTTATAGCCATCTTTGTAAGCATCAAAAACGACAGCCATAATGGCCAGTTTAAGATGCTCATCATAGTTACCATTATAAGTTTTATCAAACAGCTTTTTTAATTCAATAACTTTTTCAACTTTACTTTCAAGCTCTTCGATTGTTATTATTTCATCCATCTAACAACTCCTGAAGGTTTAATCTTTTTGCAAATGCTTCTTTGGCTTCCTTGACCAGGTTCATTCTTGATTCATCCGGATATGGTAGATCAAATTCAAACTCAATCGCTTTTTTAAGCTCAGCTGGCACCACAATCGGATTTTTAGCAATTATTGAAATGGAATCGGCTATATGCTTCACAAATACTTTCTCGAAACCACATTTGAAAAGATCGATCGCCTCTTGAACTGAATGGTATTTCTGAACTTTCGGCTTATCATTAAATCCACCTAACATTATTCCGTCTTCATAGTGCAACCGAAACTTTAAGGATCTCGCAGCATTCTCAGACAAATATTCTCTTTCCGGATTTTCCCAATCTTTGGTTTTATTGCTCATTGTCCAACCAAAAACAGTTGTATGAGGATTACATAAAGCAGCCATTATCTGTACAATCTTTTTTCTGTCATCAAAGAAGGGTACACTATTCAATACACTCGAAATGAAAATCGAATCCCATTGAAAGTTATTAGCGACTCTTTCCAAGAATTTAAGTGTGATATCTCTACTTTCTTCTTTATCAATTTCATTTGCACCGCTTTTTATTTTGTACGGCTCAAAAGGAGTAACATCGATACCTGCAGCTTTAAGTAATTTAGTATCTGTTAAGTGTCCAGCTCCAAAATCCACAATCTTTGAACCGTAAAACATTTTCCATTTTTTAAGATTTTCACCTGTAAGTTTGAATTCCTTTGTTGTCACATTCCCGAAAAGTGCTACATAAAAACCTTTACCAATTCCAGGACGATTTGATACAGCTCTACGGAAAGAATTGTATCTCAACACATCTCGATACTTGTTATGCAAATCAAAATCCATAGTAATTTTATTAAGCAATAAACTTGCAGCTTCTGCTTTCTCAAATGGAATTTCAAGACAATAAACCTGATCATATCCTTTCTCAGCTAATAAATGAAGTCTTCCTATTCCATTAATTATTTCATAATCGGGCTTCATCAATATCGGCATTACAATTCCTTCGGCATGTAGTGTTCTTGCAATATTCCTTGCATAAGGATTATACTTCCCCTGGTTTGCTTTAAGAAGTGATTTTATGTCATACCTTTTTGTTTGAAGGCATGGAAAGAATTCAGAGTTGTTTACATCGATATCAGGAATAGAATCTAATAAGCCAAGTAAATAATAACCGTTTAATTCAAGAGTGACTTTTTTAGTATCATCAGCCATTCTGAAATCATTTGTCCCTCTGTTAAAAACGATATTAATTGCTTTTCTTTTCGATAGCTCTAAGTTTTTAATTCTAACAACAGGGATTCTTTTAGCACCCATTCCTTGAGCTACTAAATGTCTTTGATGACCGCTTAAAATTTCTCCATTATTATCTGCATAAATCGGCAGAAGAAAACCAAACTTCCGAAGGGATAATTCAATTAAACTTAATCTCCCGGAATCTGCTTCGCGTGGATTGTATGTTGAGGGACGTACATCATTAATATCACAGATTTCAATATTCAAGTTGAAGTCTCCGTTGAATTTCTTTATTTACTTCTTGATCAGAAAATCCAACTTCCATTTTTAATTTTTCAATCCATTCAAGATAGACTTCGCGAGGAACTTTGAAAGTATATTCCCCAATGGTAACATTTAGACTTGCTTTCGGTAATTCTTCCGGGATATTTACATTGAGATTAATTTCATGATCTAATGGTTTTATCTCAAGTTGCTCGATTTTCAATCCTGATAATAATTCAGGAGACAAAATTTTAAGATCACTTATAACCAACTGAAGACCAGGAGTAAATTCACCCTGGATGTTAGGATTATTGGCAGTGATATTTGCAAGCTTTTCTTTCTCGATTGGCCAGTTAACAAATCTTACCGGGAAGATATGTGCATCATGAGTAACAATTGCTGCCTTACCATCAGCACTAAATGAAATATCGATATCGCCATATTTCTCTTTTATTGCTTTTACTCTTTGATGACCGGCTACCAGATTTCCGGTCCTTTCATTGAATACTATTCCGGATAAATCTCCAAACTCACCAATTGAAGTAGATAATCCTTTTAATGCTTCTTCTGATATATCCCGGGGATTATAGGGAGCTTCCTTAAGATCAGTTAGTTTCATTTGCTTTTCCCATAGAGTATATGTTCAACATTTTTTTCACCCATATTAAATTCATCGGCAATTTGTTTTCTTGCTTCTTTTCCGCTAAGGCCTGTTTTCTCTCTTAAATAATTGTACCGTTTTCTTACTCTGAAATTTCTAAGAGATACTTCATCAACAGCTTTATGCTTTATAAGCACATCAATTAAATCTTCTAATAGTTCGCCCATGATTTCACAAAGAATTATAAATATTCGATTTAGATAGAGCATCCTAAAAAGTTTAGGATGCTCAATTAGCGACACTCCACGACAATAAGTTTATTTACTTTTTCCTTCGGTGAGCTGTAAAAATCCGTTCCCTTTCATCTTTTCAAAGAAAGTTTGATCATTTCTAACATCATAGCAGTAAGGCAAAAAGACTTCCATTAATTCAACTTGCTGTATCTGAATCATGCTTACTTGTATTGAAACCCAATCGTAAAGGAGCTTCCATGCAGTTCTTTTAGCTTGATCCATCGTGTTTTGTTTTACACTTTCTCGATGAGCTGATCTTGGAGATACATTTTTCCACATCATTTTGAAGCATTGTTCAGCTTTTGAAGGTAGCTTGAAAACAATCGGTTTATTCTCCACATTAATCTGGAATACAATTCCACTAACTTCCCGCGAAGCCGGATCCACGGCTTTATTGATATTAATTGCACCTGCATCAATAAGTAGTTTCTCGATTGACATAATCGATCTTTCAACCGGGACAGTGCTTGTGTAATTTTTTAAGTTCATTAATCCCTCTAATTAAGTGATGAAAATATTTTTTGCAGATCCTCAATTATTTTATACTCGCCATTATTTATTGATAAGTCCTTTGCTGTATATCTTAAAACTTTCCAACCATGCAGAACAGCTTCACGGTACTTTTCAACATCTTTTGAATAACCGATCATTGAAGTATGTCTCGCCTTTGGAAGAAAAACTCCCCCCTCAAATTCAATCGCCACCTTCTGGTTTGGCAGAGCGAAATCAAATCTCCATTTCCTAACCGGATGGAACTTAAACTCTCTTTCAAACTTGTAACCGGCAATCCGAAGAGCTTTGGCAATTCTATCTTCTTGAGGTTTATTCATAAATAAACCATGTCCCCTGGCTTTATATCAACATCAAAAATTCCAAGCTGACCTTTAACCGGTAATGGTTTTATTCTTCGAATATTTCGAAGGAAGAAACTTTTTGCTTTCCATCTTCCTTCGCCATAAACCTCGCACATTGCAGCAGCTTCGTGTTCTTTCGTCATAGTTTGGCAATCATAGAGTTCGACTACACACAAAGCAACTCCCAAAGGAAAGTCTTCTTCAGAATAATCCGAGAACAAATCTGAGCAGATTGCATCCATGTATTTGTCTGGTTTCTTTGAGGAACAGATTAACAATTCTCCTCGATAATTTGTCGGCCACATTCTTGTCTCTATAGTTTTCTGTCCCGATGCAATCAATGTCGCCCACGGTTGTTTTAATGATAGTGCTTTCATTGTAAATTCTCTCCCTGCGACAAATCTGTCGCTCCAAATTGTTTCAACTAATTATTCCTTCGTTTTTGATTAGTATTGACACTTTTTTTTATCAATTTATTATTGGAGAGACATTTCTGTCTCACCAAGTTGGTATCAAAATATTTAGCGCAGGTTTCCACATCAGCTTTGTTTTAAATTTAGCCTGTACTCTGGTTCGACATATTCCAAACCAAGAAGCCAGAATAAATCTTTCTCCTCAGGTACCGGAATAGGCACACCATTCTTTGTGAGCATTCCATCAACACCCTTGTAACCCTGCCTGACCCAGGTGTCAGCTAAATATTTACTGTAACCGTCCGGCCCAATCCTGATTGCAAGGATATATCCCCAGTTATCTTTGTTTGCCATAAATAGATCCAGTTTAATTCCTTCCGGGAGAATTCGCTGCGTGTATTTGCCGGTTGGTTCTCCTTTTACTTTTTCGAGTTTGTTAACCTCTTCAACAAATCCATGGTGAACCTGATAATTATGTTTTGATTCATAGAATAAATCTTCTGTCTTTTCAATAACAATTTCCTGCATCGGTATGCAAACAATCTCAATGTCGCCGACTTCCGGTTTTTTCCTTCGGGCACTCCCGGCAATCTCTATCCGTTCACAATAAGGAGCGAGTAGGTCAACATATTTCTGAGCTATTTTTTCGGCTTTGTGAAGCTCCATATTATACCTCTATGTTTTGAGCGAATATATCTTCAGTAACTCTATCTGTTTTTCTACTCTTCCTGACCATCGACTTATAACCCTCTTTCAACCAATTAATTCTTTTGAGCACTTCATCAACTTTCGAATACAAATAATTCCAACCCTCTTCCAATTCCTCGGGATCTGCAGCAATCTTATAACCCGCATTTGAACTCACTATCCGATGTTCGCTCTGTAATGTTTTCAGATCGTTTATTAATTCTTCAACGATATCAGCAAGGATCCTCTGAGTTTTTTTCAACTCCTCTTTCCCTTCTGGAGATTTCAAGTCAATATCTCGCACCAGGTTCCTTTGGAAGTATGCAGAATTAAGATACTTTCCTTTCCCTTTGCTAAAGTTTAGAAGATGAAACCAGACCTTTTCTTTATTTAGGTTGTTTTCCATATCTCAAAAACGTTCTTTTATTAGGTTTATATGTTGGTTTAAAAGACTCGTACCCTGCAGCTCCCATTGTCATTTCATAAATGCTGTCAACATAAGAGAGTTGATTAGGTGTGAGATCTTCTTTTATTTGATCAAAAGAAATCGCAACAGTTAAATATTTCTTCCCGTTCTTTGCTCTCAATAGTTTTTCCTTATTAGCCAGGATAAATTTTAATTGTTCGCGAGCCGTTCTTAGTGCCAGATCCTTATCACTTGCAAACCGGCAATCAGATATTCTATCAAGCGGCATTCTCATTCTCCGGGATCTGGTAATCAGAATTAGCTTCCTCAGTTTCTTCATCAGGATTTATGCTCTTAAAGAAATACCATGCCGGGTCTTCCTCAGTTTCACCTTCGGCAATAAAACAGTGTCCAATCCCTTCCGGGAATGATTCGAATGCCTGCTCCTTTTTTAATTTTAATGCCAAACAACCGATTAATTCATCAGCACCAATTATCCCCTCCGGGTCAATACCATGATCGGATAGATCAGAAAGTTGGTTCACTATAAAAACATTTTCGTACAATTCTTCCGGATTATAAATTCGATCAACTTCAATCCCATAGTGAGAATGGATGTTGAGTGCATAATTTTCATTCTGCTGAACAAACAAATCCGGTTGCTCAATAGCTTTAATTTCATATTCACTCATATCCTCAACCCGGGCAATCGAATTTGTATCCAATCGTATTATAGTTTTCTTTCCTGGTTCAGGAGTGTTGAATTCGACTCGACAATCAACCTCTACCTGATCGGTGTTGTTTTCAAATTTCTTTGCCAATCCGAACAACTCTGATTCAAGATCTTTAATCCGTTCTGTAAATGATGCAACTGTATTTTTCTTCTGAGTCTCCAGACTGTTAATCAGGAGCTCTACCTCACTCATTCTTTCGCCAAGTTCCGCTTTTTGTTTTTCAGTTAGAGGAATTGGCAGATATAATTTTAATTCTGTTTGTAATGTCATGTTGTCACCTCATTGTTTTTATTATTTAATGATTTAATTACATTGCTGATATGTGAGAATCCTTCCGCTTCTTGAGTTTTTAATCTATCATAACATTTACGTGTTGCAACCAAATATTTTCCCATTCTGATTGTGCCTGGTTTACCACATCCACATTCGCATGAATAATCTTTAGGTTTTTGAAAAGCGTGTTTGTAAGTGCTGTTTTCTATTTTTTGTTGGTATTCAGATTTGTTTTTTCTTCTGTCAATTTCTGAAATCCTGGCTTTCTTTATCCATTGCTCAGCTTTAAGCATCCAATCCCGGGTGGTTTTTAATTTGCGGGTCGGTTCTCCTTCGCGGTTACTGACATACCATTTCTTTTGTTCATATTCATTCCAGAAAATGACTGCTTCATCTACCGATCGATTATTTTGAGTGAAGAACTCTTTTACTTCCCCAAATGATGGACCGCCATATTGAGATTTTCTTTCATCAAGTGGTTCTAATTTGGTTTCCCTTACAATCCCTTCCTTTAAAGAATTATTTTCATCTTCAATTTCATTTTCATTTTCAGTGATTTGCTTATCATTTTGCTTGTCGTTTTGCTTAAGCAAATTTTTCTCCTTATTGCGAATTCCACCAATTTTACCAACTTCTTTTCTTATTTCTCTGATTCTTTGATCACGCACCATTCGCCTGCAGTAAATTGCTCCATCATTTTCACGAGCAGAAAAAATCTTTTTGCTTTCCATTTGCTCTAAGTTTTGCTTAAGCAAATCCTCTGGCAAACCGATCATTCTTGAGAGTTCGGGAATCGTATAGGGCTTACCAGAAGCATCAACCAGGTATCCCCTTTCGTTACTTTCCCACATATAGAAAAGCATATCTATCCAGATTCCCCTTTGTTCAACAGTTAGAGATCTTACATCACCGGCTTTAAACCAATCACCGGTATAAAAGGGCATTGCTGGTAAATCATCTTTCTTGGCCATAAATTTTCCGTTCAGCTAAAAGAGAGTTGGTTCTTCAATTATAATTTGTGATCTTGTTTTTATAACAGCTGGCTTCTTAATAATTGTAACTTCTTCTTGATATGTTGGGAATAATGTAGTTGGGCACTGCTCTTGAATCTCTTTCCTTTTCTCTTGATCATTCTCTTTAAGATATCGGCGTTTATAATTCTGGTTAACATTCCAGATATAACTTTCTTCTTTGGGAAGATCTTCGATAAAGCAAATCCCCACTAAATAATTTGGTCTAATTCTCCAGCCTTTGCGGTAATCATTAAGGTTGTGTGAGTCCTGCCAAACTACTTCCCCATTACACCCATGGAATACCATATTCAAAACAGACATTTTACAACACATTAGATCAAGGTCTTGACCATAAACGTAGCATCCTCCTGAATGAACATGCGAAGCAATAAGCATTCGACCACTTCCACAGGCGGGATAATTCACTGCTGAATCCTTCTCAATGGAATTCATTAATACCATAGCATCAACAACGTGAACCGGAGTAAAAAATTGTCCCATAGCTTGAGACTTATGAGAAGAGATTATTGCTTCATATATACTCCCGAAAAAATCATACCATTTCATAAGCCCGGAACCAAGTTGATCGTTCAGAACTTTTAGCATTTCAAAGAAAAGCTGATTAAATAAATCATGCTCTTTCTTTTCATAATTATTCATACGATCGTCCCGCATCTTTTTATATTCCAGGTTATCGTATGAGAAATTGTATATGCACATAGTTAAATAATCATCAAAAACTGTTGAGTACTGGTGTCGATAAGCCAACTGTTCAAACAGCTTAAAAAAAGTTTTTAATTCAGTAGGTATATTTCTACTAATATTCATGTTGTCACGTCGTTAATAATCCGGCTACTCTCCACATATTCATAGATTTCGCCGGATCGGGGGTTATCACGGTCAATGACCGTTTTTAATTTTTTGTTCTTGTGTTACTAAAGCACCTTGAATTGCTTCATGATCTTTTCCGGAGAATGCCTGAAGTTTGTTTTTATTCTCTTTCTTGAATGAAGCGAGCTCTTTGGGATCAGATATCGATTCGATCTTTGCAATTACCTTAATAGGATTTTCCCAATCCTCTGGAGTTAGTAAAATCGGTTCCGGCTTCTTCTTTTCTTCTGTTTGTACTGATTGAACTTCCGGGGTTTTACTATCTGCTTTCGATTGTTCGGTTGACTGATCAGCTTTCTGATCTTCAGGTTCTTCGGTTTCTGGTAATCCACCCTTCGGGAATGCATCGTTAATTGTTCCGTATCCTTCCTCAACCATTCTAATTGCACCGATCACCATTATCATTTTATCAATATCCCATGAATCCTTTTTCCCAAAGTTTTCTTCGACTCTATCTACCGGGATCTTTGCTTCCTCGGCTCGCTTAAGAATAATCGTAACCGCTCTTTCTTTTCCCATTTGTTCGAGTTTCTTCCGGATATTAGATTTTGCAGCCGCTATCCCTTTGGTTATTAAATATTTAGGCACACCATTGGAAACCACATTTCGAATTGCTTTGGAAGTGATAATCTGATAAACGATTTCATCATTTCTTTCAGGTTCATATATCGCTTTTCCAGATTTATTTTTTAAGGTTTTCTTCTTCCCCATATATGACCTGGTAAGATTAAAACCGGTTTCGAAGTCAACGAAATCGGCATGGACGATATATTTATCTGCATACTCGATCGGTCTTGTATTTATTGCGCAATTGCCGAATACTCGTGCAATGATTAATGCTCCGCCGATAGCAATTCCTTCAACCCTATTTCCACCTTGTGGATAGTTGTAAAAGAATTCTTCACCTGCAATTGCAGCTTCATTCTCTACTGATGCAATTACTTGATTGAGATCTCTTTTCTTTACCACCTGGATTGCAGTTGTATACTGAGCTTTAACTTGCATTAATCCCTGTGATTGAATTAGATCTGTCGGGTTGCTGTTTAATTCATGTACGTCTGATACTTCAAGATTGTTACTCATATTTATTTTCTCCTTTTTAATTTTTTACTGTACCGCCAAATTTCTTTTCACACTCTGCATAAAACTTGCAGTAGCGTTTTGAACAGAGGAACGAATTGCGGTTCGGAATAAAGACACCTTTCTTAATTGCATCGCCAATACTTTGAAACATCGAGAGAAAATGTTCTTTGTCGATAGGGACTGCTATATGTCTGATCTCAGATGAATCGCGTTTGAAGTAATCAATTCGAGCTCCACTAACTTTTCTTCCTGTTGCTTCCTCGAGTATTGTATATGCAGAGAGCTGTCTTTTGTAACCTTCCGGAATTGTTCCGTTAATTTTTTTTGATGTAGTTTTGTGATCAATTATGACTGAATCAGCATCATAGAGATCTATCGTGCCGGCTAATCCGTAATCATATCCTTTGAATGTTACCTTTATTCTTTGCTCAACAGCTACCGGGATAATCCTTGGAGCAATTTCTTCCTGATATTTTTGAATTAGTTTAACTCCTTGATCTTTCATCGTCCCGGGTTTTTCTTCTTCAAGATCCATCCTGTCTACTTTTCGGAACTCATCCTCAAAAACATCTGAGAAGATTTCTTTTGCTTCATCAATTGGTAAATCAGTTTTTGTTTCGATCTTTTGTGCAAAGTTTGCTTCAAGGGTTTTATGAATTGAGGATCCAAAAGCGAGATAAGATTTGTTCGGCGTTTCAACTCTCTCAATTTCCTGAAAAAGATACTTTGCCGAACAATCCAAAAAAGTATTAATCCCTGTCGGGCGGAGATATGTTTGATTATTTGTGCTCAATTATTCCCTCTGTATCTGGCTCGATTGTCTGTTTATATGACCATTCCATAAGCTCCATCAGAGTGGTTTGTGTTGGTAGTTTCTCTGTAAGGTTGATAAAATCTGCAACCAACTCATCAAGAGCTTTGTGTAGTTCTTTATGTCTTTTAATGTGCTCATCTTTGGTTACCATATCACACCACAGATTCATCAAAAGTGAATTCAACACCGGGGATTGTAGACTTAGCTTCGAAATCATACTTCATTCTTTCTGCTCGGATCTTCTTTTCGTCCGGGATTAAGTATTCCCTGGGGATTAATTTTTCATCAATTACTCTGATGGTCTTTGTTCTGCGGGTAGTAACTCTCAAAGTATTCATTTCAGAGATCTTCTTGGTCTGAGGAATTACTTCCGGAATGATAGCGGGTTCATCACGTCCTTCTTTAATTGCATTCTGCAGAGCTTCTTCCTCAAGTCTTTTTCGTTCTTCCACCGCTTTCTTCCTGGCTTCCTCTTGAAGTTTAATTTTGAAGTCAAGCACTTCCTTGTTTAACCGATTAAGCTCGTCTGCAAATTTTGAAGGGATCTCTTTGAAGAATGCATCTATATCGGCTTTCTTCTCCATTAGCGGTTGAACCAGTTCTTTTCGGTAAGATTCAATTCGCTTTTCAATTTTTTTGAAATTGGAAATGAAATTGGCTGCAGCTGCAACATCAGATTCTGTTACAACTACGATCATCGAACTTTCTTCGAGAGCTTTGTCAATGTTCTCTAATAGTTCGAGATAGTTGGGATCGTTCTCCAGTACCGTTTTGATATCGGTATTAAGAACATCAATGTCTGCGAGTTTGGGTAGTGTCACGTTGTACCTCCTGATTATTTAGTGAAGAATGATTTTATTACTTTGAAAAGTCTGTATCCGATCGCATAAGCATAACAGATAACGACTGTTCCGACTGTGCATTTGTCTGCAGTTACATGATGCTCAACCTTGCCATCTTCAATACAAATCAAAAACTGATGGGCGTTGAGCTTGTAAGTTGATAATGTCATATCAGCTCCTTATTTTTGAATTGTCACGTTGTACAATTGAGCCGGTTGATCGCTCTGCGGTCGCCGGTTCTTTATTTAATTATCAAGTATTGATTCAATTTCTTGTTTAACAAAATCTTTCCATTCATCTTCATCGCATGTATCTTCAACACATTCAAGTAAATACTCTACCTTCTCATATCTTAATCTCTCGAGCAATGCTTTTTTGATTAAGCCAACTTTTGTAAGCGAAGTACAATTAATTTTTTCTTTCAATGTTCTTTCTCTTGCCGGTCCGTCTTTCGGTCTATGTTTTCATAATGATGTTGTGCTGAAACGAATCCAGAACTTTTGCTTACATCGAGATTTGCGAATCCCATTATTCATTCTCCTTCTTTTCTTTTTTGGTTATCTGTAAACCGAACAGTGTAAATGCTAAAAGCAGAAGCATCGAGAGTATTACTTTTACGACCGTATTTTCAATCATTTCATGTCCCTGAATTGATCTATTAAAATGTTATACGCGAGTCTGCCGAAAATCAGAATAAAGAATCCCAGGGCTATCAGAATCCACCAAGCAAATTCCAAGTCACTAAGAAATTCCAAGATTGTATCGAACATTTTTCCTCCTCGGTCTTTTTTGTTTTCTTTTATCTAAACCATGTTCAAGCTGAAATTCAGCGACAATGTTTTCAATCGGTTGGATGTATACATACTCCTCACTGGTCGGATCAAATTGAAGCTGTTTCTTAAAGTCTTCATAATCTTTTCTTTCTACTCTCCATCCTCCTCTCTTCCGATCTGTATCCTTCAGAAAATATGATTTGAGGTTTCCTTCTTTAATTTGCTTAAGCAGCCAATCATAATTGCACCGAAGATCTTCAACTATCTCTGTCAGGAGTAGCGTGCCTTCTAAATTTTTTACTTCCAGTACTTCGCTGAATTTTTTATGGAGCTTATCTAAGTAATCCCACAAATCAGATTGCGTTATTAAGGATGGTTTTTTCATTTCAGATCGATCGTAATTAGAAGGTCATTGAATTCGTCAGTTACCCTATTAAGCTGGTTGCGTAATTGGTCTTTCAAGGATTTCTTTTCATCATCAGTAAGGTGTCGGTCTTGAATTTTATCACGAACACTTTTAGCAATTATTGATACCGTCCCGGTCAATACAGTTGAGAACTCTATAAGGTCATCCTTCAGTTTATCGCATATTTCTTTGTTACTCGTAATCAATCCTTCTTTCTTAAGTAGCTCAACTACAATTGCGTGGAAATCTTGCCGATAGTTTTTGGCTTGCCTTAATTGGTAGCGGACTGTTTCGTAATCCATGTGAAGTTTTTCGGCTAACCAGGTGATTTCAAATCCATGCTTATCAAGAATTTCATTAATAAATCTCTGATCCTCATTTAGCATATCGAATTTTTCAGTATAGATGGAATTTTTAGTGCTCATAGCCCAAGTATTTTAAGATGGTTCATGAATAGATTTATTTCAGAATTATTTGAGGTAGAGTTGAAAGCTGAAGAACTAACATTTACAATCTCTCTGGATAAATTTAAAGTCGGATTGTCTGGTAAAATATTCTTTAACATTATTCTTTCTCCGTTTTCGGAATTAGTATTCATGAATTAAGTAGCCTTTGGTTTCTTTATGTATTTTGAGCAGTCACCAAAATTGGTTTCGAGTGTAGCTAAGAAAGAAGGTTTTACCGTTCCCCTCTCAAGCATAACATCTATTGATTTACGTGGAATCCTTAAATGTTTTGCTAGATCGTTAACAGATTTTCTTTTTTCAAAAAGGAAAAGAGTAAAGTTAAATGTTATCATATTTCACCTTTTATAAACTTTTCTAAACTCTAATGACTAAAATATACATTATTTCGTTATTGTCAAGAAAAAGGTTAAAAAAAAGTGAAAAAATATGAAAACTATTTTGATGAATATTTAAAAAGGGTTAAATAAGTTGAAACCATGAAAAAAGAGAATCCATATTACATCTTTTTAGAAGGACTGCTTAAAGACCTGAGAATAACTGCAAATGGATTTCAAGAAAAGTATTCTTTGAGAAGTTTTTCTACAATAATGAATAAACTGAAGAATGAGCCTGAAAAGACCTTACATCCTGAAACTATTGGTAAAATTGAGACAGCTCTTAACATAAAAATAGATGACAGCAATCCAGAAGAAATCACATATAGAAAACTTGGTCCGGAATATGTCCCAATTCATGAAGCTGAAAAAAATCATGTACCCAATTCACTTTCCTTCCCTATCCTTGGAGAAATTCCTGCTGGCATTGCGGAGATAAAACAGTACAATGATTTTTTTGAGTATTTCGATTTTGATCTTGATCCGCGGAAGCATGGTGTTTTAAGAATTGATAATGAATTTGGTTATTCAATGATGCCACTTGTTGGTCCCGGAGATTTGGCAATAATTTCGTTTGATGATAAACCTCGTGATGGTGATTGGGTTGCCGCACGATGGGACGAGACAAAAGGGGCTTTGAAGGTTTTAGCAATTGATAAAAACAATCCTGAAATAGTTGTATTGAACAGCTACAATACTGCAGTCCAACCAATTATTCTTAATTCAAAAAAACAGAAACTTACTCTTTGGAAAGTACCGGTTGTAATTAGAGCATCTAAAAGAAGATAATTCTTTGGAGGGGAAATGAAGCTAATTAAAAACGGATTATCGCTTATAGTTTTAACAATCTTATTATTCGGTTGTTTAGATTACAAAGAAAAGATGAAGTTGAATTCCGACTTATCCGGAGAACTAACTTTCTCAATAGGAATAAGTGAACAGCTCCTTTCCTTTGGGAATAAAAGTCCAGAGCTCGAAGAATTTGATGAATCCAAATTGAAAGAAAATTATTCTGCTAAAAAAGGAATTAAATTTGTCAGTAGTCGGTCATATAACGAATCAGGTAATAGATGGATAGAGCTTAAGCTTAAATTTGAAAACATAGACGATTTAATGAGAGCAAATGAAGAATCAGAAAAGCAAGACATGATAGGTAAGATATCTATTACCAAGGATGAGGAAGGGAACTTCGTTTTCTCTCGAGAGCTCGTTGGGAATGGGATCCCCCCAGATACAACCTCGGATGAATTTTCTAAAAATATTGCGGATATGATGTTTGGTAATTATACATGGAAATATGAGTTAATTCTTCCAGGTAAAGTCATTAGTTCGAATGCTGATACTGTTCTACAAAATACAAACACCGTCCAATGGTCAATTCCGCTTTCATCAATCTCAAATCAAAAAGTTATGACTGTTACATTCACAAAGGGTCAATTCTTGGATGTTGCTAAAACTATTGCTGCAATTGTAATAGTTATCGCATTCGCAATATTTATTTACCAGGTGTTAAAGAAAAGAAAACTTCGTAGATAAATTTAAAAAGGATTGATTGATTTGGTCTACATTCTTCAACTCGAAAAGTATTATGGAATAAATGAACAAAGCTGAAATCATTAATGGAATTGTTGTCTATAATGACCTTCGAGATCTTGAAAGATCTCATGTCCTTAAGGAAAAATCTAAGAAGAATATTGAAAAGAAATGGTATGCTCATGAGATCCCCAAATTACCAGAATGGACCAATAGAGTATATCATTATAAGCAGTTTCAACAAAATCCCTTCCAATTAGTGTGTAATTGTCCTGATTTCCAGGAGAGAACAAAAAATTATATTGGAAGGGATTTCCGGAAAATCTGTTATCACCTTTATATAAAACTGACAACGACAAAAATTCAGGAACACCTGGATGAATTGACGCTTATTCTTTTAGAATCATACATCAAATATGGATTAAAAAGATTATACAAAAGTCAGCTGAATGGAGCCGACCTAATTTTAGGATTCAATGATAAAAATGATTGGATAAATATTTTCCTAAAGCAGGATGACCAATGGAAAAAGTATAGTTATAGTCAAAAGGAGTTGCGATGGCGATATCGGATTGAGCCACAAAATGCAAAAGCTCTGCTTAGGAGAATTACTGAAATCCAAGTTTGGCATTTAATGGGATAGAATAATTATGCCTTCAATATATGTGCAAAAAAATAGTCCTTTTTACTGGATCCGTATATACGACAAGTTTGAAAAAGATCCCTCGCGAAGAAGGAAATCCATCAATTCAAAAATCGAAATCACTTCAACTGATAGAAGGAAAATTTTCGAATGGATTAAAAAGGGCGCTGACCCGGACAAGAAACCCAGCGTTAATGGGAACGATGCGACTAAAGCTCTGATACAACGAATTTCTTCCGGATTAGTAGAAAGAGATCTTCTTAAGAAAACTGGCATTAAGATAAAAAGAAGATTGTTGTTGAGCCAGGGTTTGGAATTACTAAAACAAGAAAAAAGCATTGTTGGTGACCCAGAAGCACTTCGACCAAGAACAATTAAAAATTATGAAGTAGCGGTCCAAAAGTTAATCACAGCTTCTAAAGATAAATTCATTGATCAGTACAATAGAGAAGATTATAAAAAATTACTTTTTCATTTTGAATATAAATGTCCCCATTGTAAAACAATACTTCTTAGGAATTCACAATCGTGCAGTAAATGTCATAAAAAACTATTGCATGGGCCAGAAGGTGTAAATCAAAATTCCAGAGCGATCTATACTCGAACTCTTAGAGCTTTGTGGAATTTCTTCATTGAGCATGAATTAACAACTGAGAATATTATTGAAGTTATTCATGGAGAACATGCCGAAGCTGACCCGATACCTATTGAGGATATGTTCAAGATTATACAGTATTTTAAAGCTGATAAGGACTACCCCCATCATTATCATATAATTTATTTCATGTTATTGACCGGATGTCGTCCAAGTTCCGCGGTTATCCAAACGAAAGAAAATATTGATTTGAAAGAGGGGATAATAAGAATTAAAAATATAAAAGCAGGCAGACGTAAAAAGAAAGAATTCTACTTATTCCCAATTCATAAAGAACTACATAAACTTTTGAAAGATATGAATGTTCATCAAGGGGCTTCCGGAAGATTATTCCCACAATACAATCCTTCCGAATTAAGTTATACGGAAAGCCTTAGTTTTTGGGTCCGTGCTATGGGTACACTCAGCCTTGCAAAGGTTATTTCGAGAAAATATACTCTTAAGCAAATCCGATCCACATTCATTTCTTACCTGATTAATGTCCTTAAAATGGATGTCTTTACCGTCCAAAAGTTGGCTGACCACTCTGATGCAAAGATTACTGATAAGCATTATATTAAGCTAAATTTGAGAGGTGTCCGAGATCATTTGGATGAAATGACCCTTGAATCATTCATACCTGATGAAGAAGAAACTGAAAGGGATATTGAAAGGATGAAATTAGCTTTCATGATAAAAAAAGGTGCCAGTAACAAAAAAGAAATTCGAAGTACAATAAAAAAGAAAATGGGGAAAGATAAATAG